GTCGCGTTTTTATGAATCGAGGGAAATATGGAACACAAACATGACGAGTTACCAGTTTGTGTAACTTGTGGATGCTCAATAAAGGATGGTGTGAACAGAGTTTGGCATGATGTATCAAACGGACAAGTAGCTACTCATATGTACTACTCCGCTTGCCTACAGGAGCTTCGCAAAAGAGTTGAAGTCCTAGAAGGATTCCCGAAAATGGAAATCAATGAGTGAACCAACGTATGAGCCTAACATCTTTGAAGTACAGATCGGCGGGAGAATTCTTGTTACGGCTTCAAACTCTCGTCACGCCTTAGAGAGAGTACAAACTCTCCTAAAGGACAGGATAACTCAATATATCCATCCAGAGGATACACCACCACGGTATCGAGTAATAGGAGTGGTCAGGCATCTGCACGTTGTAGGAGAGCCAAAAAGGAGAACTATAGTCAGTGAGCACACGGAAAGGATACGAGAACAGGATCGTAATAGGAAGGCAACAGAAACTTGATTATATTGAAGCTTTTGGTGGGAAATGTAGAGATTGTGATGAAACTAGAATTGACAAATTAGAATTTCATCATTTAGACCCCTCTACAAAACTTTTCTCACTTGGAAGCAGGTGGGGTCTTGAATCAAAGGATAGAATTCAAGAAGAGTTGGAAAAGTGCGTACTTCTTTGTATACAATGTCATGGGAAATCACATCGAAGTGAACGCAAACATGGAACAAATAGAGAATATCAATCCTATGATTGTAGATGTAGAGAATGTAAGAAGGCACACGCTATCTATATGCGTGAATGGAGGCATAGGGTGAGATACAGATGAAAGGAACTCCCAAAGATCCACGTTCTACACAAAGAAAGCGTGCTCGCAGACTTTTATTTCGACTAGGACTTCCCTATGTCTGTAACGAGTGTGGGAAATCACCTATTCATCTTCCCGATGACGCACCTAAGCACCTACAATTGGCTCCTATGTCAATGAGGACAGTCTCCCAATTGCAGGCGAACCATATAAATAAAAATATCCATGACAACGATCCAAGTAACCTAGAATGGCTCTGTCCCTCAGATCACCGCCTAAAGGACAACTTGACGCCTAAAGGTGTGTCTGTGAAGGGATATGATGATATGGGTTACGATTTGGACAATCTATGAAATCTGTCTGCACCTGTAGGAAGCATGATTACGTGTACCGAGGTTTGCAGAACGAACCTTTAACTTTCAAACTTGATTACCTTTGGGTTTGTAGTACGTGCTGTCTGCCAACTATAGCTACCTGGGAAGGCCATGTTAGAAGGTGTGAAGGTTGTCTCAGAGAAACTTGTTTGCCTTGGACAACACTGTGCTTCACCTGCTGGAAAATCGAAAACCCAGGAATTAAGTATCCTGGTTTGCTGAACGCAGCTAAGAGAGCACGTAAGGCTTTGCAATGGCCGCTTCCAGATAGTTTAAAAATCCTTCAAGAATCAAACCCAATTAAAAATCAGGTACACAAGCTTCAAGATTCAATCTAGTGAAATCACGAATTGTAAACCGTGCCTCGGAGAGCCTCAGAAACACCTTCCGGCCTCCGATGTACCCTCAGCCTCTCAGAACGCAGCAGGGGCCAATCTGAGCGGACTGGTGGCATTCTGAGAGCACCTGCCAACGTGCCTTGTGTCACCTTGCTAGATATAGTTAGCAAGTGTCCGATTTCTGTACGATTCAGAGTGCATTGGGCAAGACTGGAGAATCTTTCAAAGAAAACCCTTGACACGGGAAGCACCATGCCTCACAGTGTACCCATCGGGGGACGAAAGGCGTCCCTACACTACACCCCAAGGAAAAATACAATATGACAGATACAGCAACCGGAATTTCAGTAACACCAGACATTCTTCGTGGAGTTGTCAACGAGATTGCTCAACTTGACGAGCAACTTGATGCAGCTTCGGGTTCTGAGAGTGCAGGTAAGCGTGCTCTTGGGAATGCTCTTGCTGCTGAAAACGAGAATCTCTGGAAGCAAAACGTTGATGGTCTGATTGAAGGAATCTCACAATACGAGGACATTGCTGTTCTCGCTGGTGTTTATTCCGGCATCAAAGATTCTCTGGACAAAGCTTTCAAGCAGAAGGTTGATGAGTACCTCACAGCCGAAGCTAAGATGCGTTCAGATAATCGTCCGCAAGTTTCTGCCGAGCAGATTCAAGAGTGGACGGATGCTCGCAAGAAGTTGATTGAGCATTACAAGGCAATCAAGGGAATTCTTGATCTGTTTGAGCAAGATACTTCTGGAATCCCTGAGCCGAAGAAGCGTAGTGGTGCTCGTGGTAAGCGTGGTCCTCGTGTTCTAACGGGTTACGATTGGTTTGTTGATGGAGAAAAGCGTACTGATACTCAGAACTCGCTTTCTTCCATTGCGAACACAGTTTGTACCCCGCTCGGATGGAAAACCGCCGATCTTCGTTCCTTCCTTGAAGAGAATGGAATCAATCTCCAGTCTCCGCCCGAGGAATTCGAGGTCGATCTTCCTGATCCCGTAAACAAGAAGCTTTCTGCTCGTTTGAATCCCGAGAAGAAGGCAGCTATCGAAGCTGCTGATGCTGATGTTGAAGAGGATGACGAAGCCGACGACGAAGATAACGGCGAGACTGAGTGATCAACCCCAACTAGTTTCCTAGGTTTATTTACCCTTTCCCTAGGAGACTAGAAAAGTTGAGGGCAGGAGGGGAAACAAATTCCCCTCCTGCCTTCTTCATCTAACTGCCTTCTTCATCTAAGATCTTGATATGACTGCGTTTGTGGAATTGCCATTCATATCTTCTGCTAAGCCCGGTCCTCCAGGCTAGCAAGAATAACTAAATTCCACTGCAAGATGGAACCAGCTAATAGCCTACGGCCCATCTAAGATCGGCAAATAGGTAATGGTGGTACGCCTCTCTGATCGAAAGACAGAGTAGATATTCATTGTGGCGATCGACATAATGAATATCCCACCACTCTTCTGTATCTAACTACCTTTAAAACCCTTGACAACCGCACGGATATATGCTTCAATGCGGTGCCATGACCGAATCACAGGCATGGATATTGGTAGTCGAGGTCGGAATTATCGCCCTCGTTTATTTGATCAATCTCTTGATTGGTTACCGAGGATCAAGACCATAGAAAGGTTCAACGAAATACCTGGCGTATAAGCCCCTGAAACTAGGAGGCAAAAACCTAAAGGTATGCACATCTTTAGGTAACAAAACCTCCCCTGGTGCATCAGGTGAAAAACTTCGGGGTGGGCACTCGGAGCGTTAGGTATTTCGTTGAGTCTTTCTGACTCTGTTCAATAGCACACAACCGAAAGGGGATTCCAGTGGGAAACTGGGGATCAGAAAACTTTGCAGGAAGTTCAGCAGGAGGTTTGCAGGAAGTCATTGATCAATTTCCTGTAAGCTTGAAGCAAGCGATGTTTGCAGCTACTTCAAGAACTACGATCAAGCGTAGAACTTGGAACGGCTGTGCAATGAACGCTGCTGGTATCGAAGTAGGGAAGTCCGATTCCGTTCAGTCTTTCGATGCTGCGGCAGAAGCCTTTGGTATTTCACCTGACCTAGTAACAAGATTTGTTTCTCGTTGGGATTCCATGTATGGTACTGACGAGGAATGTACTCAGAAGCTTCGCTCAATGATCGAAGAGTCTGGACTCTTTACTGAGCCTTCTTCTAAGAAGCACGCTACAAGAGTTGTGTCGGTTACAGTTTACAAGCAGCTTCGTGAAGAGCTTGAAGGACTCATCGAAAGAAACGAAGTTCCTGACGAGGACATTGCCGTAAGTATTCTTGACGGCAGCCTGGCCGGCGTCTAAAGAATACTTATAGAGCTGGTAGGGCGGGGGAAGTCTAACCGTTCGCTGCGATTAGACGATGACTCGCCCTACTAGCTCCTTCTACCTTGGAGGTACAATGTCCACTAATAATCTTCTCGACAGGTCAATGTCCGATAACATTGACGACTGGCCGATCTATAGCTACTCCCAAATGCAATCGTGGGATCGTTGCGAAATGCTTTGGGACTATGCTTACGCAAGGAACTGGTACAAGATCCGCAAAGAATCGTACCTAAGTCTCGGCTCAGAAGTTCACGCCGCCCTCGAGTTTTGGTACTCGAAAGCTATTGAGCGTGTGCCGAAGGAAGATCGTAAGCAACTCTTGATGCAATACTTCTCAGAACGAGTCAATGAATGCTCTGATGATTTCGATATGCTTCCTGTAGTAAATCGGGCGTTCTGGCTTTGCACTCGTTACGTTAACGAGTTTGCTCCCGTTGAAGATTCCGGCCACAAGATTCTAGCTACGGAACATCACTTTACTGTTCCGTTCAAGACTGGCAAGGGCCGCAACTTTATCCTACAGGGGTACATAGATCTTCTTACTGAGTATTCCGATAGGCTATGGGCCTGGGATCACAAAACTATGGAGTCCAACTTCTGGACACCTATTCAAGTTGAGATGGAACCACAGACTCCACTATATGCAGCGGCACTCAGAGAGCAAGGTCAAAAAGTTCATGGTGTGATCATCAATATGGTTAACACTTATGACTACAAGCATCCTGACAAGGTTCCAACTGAGAAGTTGTTTAGCCGAGAGAAGTCCTACAGGACTGACGTTCAGCTTGACACAATAGTCAGAGAGATGAAGTACATCGTCGATGACATTATTGACGAGCATCAAACCCCTCGTCGATCCCTTAGACTTGATTGTAAGAACTGCTCATTTCAGGAACCTTGTTCTCTGAGGATCCGTGGAATTTCTGATGACCCTCTGCTTCAATCAGATTATGAGCAGAAGGATCATATCGAAGTCCAGTTGAAGCTTAAGCCAGAGGGGTTGATCAAGAGTGCCTAGGATAGCAGACGAAGTTAAGACTGTTGCAGAAAATCCTGGGCCGTGGATGATCTGGCTTTATGGAGATTGGGGAACAGGAAAAACTGTACTTGCTTGTGGTTTCCCAAACGTTCTAATGATTGACACTGAGCTATCTCGTGAGTCTCTGTTGAATCATCCTGAGCTAGTTGCCACAAAGTTTCTTGAAGCTCATTCGTTTGCTCGCTTCAAGAAGATCTGTGAAGAAATCATGCTCAACCAGGCTGAGGTATATCAAGAGACAGATACTATTGTCATTGATACTCTCTCAACTTTGCAGATGCGTGAGTTGAATGAACAGATGAAGGAAGTTGGACAGAAGCAAGGACGTCATCCAGATCTTCCTAGTCAGGGTGAATTCAACATCAACAACACGAGAATCCGAAAGCTTCTACTTGATCTAAGAGACAGGTCTGGCAAGAACATCATTGCGATTTCTCACATTAAGGAAGAGCAGGATGATAATGGAACGACAGTACTCATTCGTCCAGGCAACAGTCCTTCCTTATCTTCATCAATTGCTAGCCTCTGTTCAGGGATCTTCTATCTTCAATCCAAAACCGACACGAAAGGAGAGACAACAAGGTCACTCAGATGTATGCCACTCGGTACAAGGATTCGGGCGAAGAATAGGTTTACGTCCACCTTGGAACGAGAGATAACAAATCCAACATGGAAAGATATTCAAACCGCAATAGATGAGCAGCGAGAGCTTGCTCGTCAATACCTAGCAGAACAGGAAAATACTAATGCCGGAAATTGATCTTGACTTTGGTGGTGTAGGACAAGTACCGGAGGGATGGTTCCGTCTGACTTGTGATAAGGCCGTCTATAAGCAGAACAAAAACAAGGACGGCTGGATCATTAACTTGCAGATGCACTTCACAGATATGCCAGAAGGTAATCTCCCTGGTACGGAAATGCCTTACGAATCTTTCGAGAACAACATGGTGTACGACAATCCTTCATTGAAGCCCAACTCTCGTTGGAAGCTTAAGAGAATTCTTGAAGCTTTCACTGGTGAGAACTTTGAGGAAGATGGTATGAAGGTTTCATACACTTGTTCCGTGGACTGTGATGAGTTTGAAGATACGGGAAAGTGCCAGCATGAATGGGTAGTTCCCATGCTTCAAGGTGAGACTGTGGTAGCTCTCATAAAGGGTGAAGATTACGAAGGTAGAACTCTCGCCCGAGTGGAGAAGTACGTTTACGATGATGGTGCAATAGAGTTTGGTCCGAACATGACAGAGTAGTAGGGGCCAGGGGAGGGAAGTAATGTAATCCACCTTGCATTGCTTCTCTCCCCTCTATCGTAAAGGAACGGGGTTGACAATCGAAACTGTAGAATCCGAACTCAACGGCTTCTTTTCTACAGTTTATGGTGAGCAAAAAGGGTTTGCCTACTTAGCATTCAAACGTCTCAATGGTAAGCGTTCATGGACACAAGAATGGTATGAATGGCCAGGGGAGTCTGTAAAACTAATCCAACGAGTGATCGTTATGACTCCACAAGTCGAGGTGTACTTCGGACCTGCTCTCTATGTAGAGAAGTCATCGACAAAGAAAAGCGTGCTAGGATCAACTGTGTTATGGGCGGAACTTGATGGTACTATTCCTTCAACTCTTAACGACATACCTCAACCAACTATCCGAGTACGATCTTCCAGCACCAGTGGACACGAACATTGGTACTGGAAACTCGATAGTATGCTATCAGTTCCAGAAGTTGAACGAATCAACAGGCTACTTGCGATTACTCTCGGTGCTGACATTTCAGGATGGGATGCTACACAAGTCTTACGTCCTCCGTCAACCCATAATCATAAGCGAGACTCAGATGTCACACTTCTTGATGTCTCCGAGTTTGTATATCCCATCGGGAGCTTTGACACATTACCGGATGCGCCTCCACTCCCTGAGGTAAATCTTCTGGACTCTCCCATACCCCCTGTAGAAGATGTGATTGCTCTCCGCAAGTTTCCAGGGACAGTGTGGATTCTGTTTCGGAAGGGTGTACCGGAAGGTTCAAGAAGTGATGGACTGATGGCTTTGGGTTATCACCTAGCAGAACTTCAATTCAGGGATGACGAAATCCTTTCGTTGCTGATCAATGCAGATCAGCGGTGGGGAAAGTTTGCTGGTCGTGATGATCAGCTTCTCCGACTGTCACAAATCATTCAGATCGCCCGCTCTAAATATCCGTTAATCAACGTTGAGGTTACAGAGCGATTCAGGACTTATGGCTTTGATGCTTTGCTCAAAGTCGAAGCCCATATGGAATGGGTTTGGGAAGGTCTCTTGCAGAAAGCAGGATACTTTCTATTGACTGGTCCTCCCGGAATTGGCAAGACTCAATTCAGTCTGGACTTCGGACAGCACACTGTTCTTGGAAAAGACTTCCTAGAACGTAACGTTCCAGAACCTCTACGAGTAGGCTTCGTGAGTCTGGAAATGGGACTAGTAGATCTTAAGGCATTCGTTGAACAACAGTCAGCCTTCTGGGATACTGATGAAATAGTACAGCTAGAAGAAGGCTTCAAGTTCTTGCCGCTTGGCGAGCCACTCCATCTGAACAATCAAAAGGAACAAGAATTTTTGGAGGAATGGATAGCCGAGCATAAGCTGGATGGAGTGATCATTGATTCATTGGGTAGCACGACTTCAAATGAGTTGTCAGATGAGTCCTCAGCTAAGGTACTCATGGATTTTAACGATAGGCTACGCCAGCGACATAATTGTTTTACCTTTTATGTTCACCATAACCGAAAGTCAACAGGGGACAACAAGAAGCCTAACAAGCTGGATGATGTGTATGGGAATAGATACCTCACGGCTAGAGCAACGACAGTCTATTGTCTTTGGAATAATCCCACTGACCCTACATCTATCTCAGGCATTCCCCTGAAAGTTCGCATGGCTGCCAAACCTCCAACTACAACGATCTATAGAACGGCTCAGCTACACTTTGTACTGAACAAGAATCAAGAGGGCATCTCTTTCGTTGCGTCTAAAAAAGAAGAAAGTGAACCCGTACCTGAAAATTCAGAACCACCCAAACCACTCGGCCAGTTCAAATGGCAGGCTAGTATCTGATGTTAGTTCAAACAAGAGACGAGTTCCTGCAAGCTAGAACCACACTGCTTAAGGCTGACGTGATTGCAGTGGATACTGAAACGAACTGGACTGATGATTGGGATAGTCGGGAACTTATGGGTATCTCAATGCATTGCCGATTGCCGGAGAACAATGAATACGAACTCAGCTTCTACTTCCCTTTCAGACATCAACATGATAGAAATTTGTTCTCCAAGCACAATGAAAATCTACCATACGAATGGCTCCGAGATTTGGCTTGCGTGCTCGAAAGAACAGATTGCATTTATGTGGGGCACGGATTCAAGTTTGACTTTAAAGTCTTGGAACGAGAGGGCATTTTCCTCACCGCCACACTCCGAGACACTTTGCTTCTCTCATGGATGGATAACGAAAACAAGTTCTCCCATGAACTCAACGACTTGGCGAAACTGGTGGGGGACAAGAAAGATCGTGCAGAGCTTAAGAGCATTGCTAAGAATCTTGGAGGATGGGAGAAAATCCCGCCAGAAGTAATGGAACGATACGCATGTGGAGACACACGCATAACGTATCATTTGTATGAATACTTCTGGCCTAGGCTTGAAAAGCAAGAACTCACAAAGCTATATGAACGTGAAGAAAAGAAGCTGCGTATCCTTACCAAAATGGAACAACGTGGAATCCAGATTGATAAGGATACCGCAGTTAAGCTGTCCGAGGAAGCTCGCACAAGGATGCGAGATACTCTAGCTGAGTTCGGATACGATCCTGGGAAGCCTTCCCAACTGGCTCATAGGTTGTTTGGAGCACCACCCGAAGGTCTTGCTCTGCCGATTCTAGGAGGTTACTCAAAACGGAAGTCGAAGGAGTTTCCACAAGGCATACCGTACATGACGGAAGCTGTCTTGTCTAGACTCAATCATCCAGAAGCCCTCAAAGTGCTGGACTACCGCTCATGGCAGAAGGCAAACAGTACATGGTACGAGGGTTGGTTTAATAAAACAACTTCAGACGGGAGGATTCATCCTGAATTCAAACAACATGGAACTGTCACCACAAGACTTAGCTGTACTAAGCCGAACATGCAACAAATTCCTAGGGACGTTGAGCGAACTCCTGTTAAAAGCATGTTGCGAGCGAGACGTGGATATGAACTCTGGGAATTCGATTATTCTCAAATGGAATTCCGACTTGGAGCCATTTACGCAGATTGTAACCCTATCCTCGACGCCTACCAACATGGTATTGACGTTCACCAGCTTACTTCCAGTAGACTTAACCTTGAAGAACTTACCGGACTATCCCGGTCAGAAGCTAGATATGCTGCCAAGCAAACCAACTTCTTAACAATCTACGGAGGTGGTGCGGCAGTTCTCCGCTCTCAGATTTGGAGAGATACTCGTCTGGATATGCCTTACGAAACGGCTGAGGAAATTCTAGAAGAGTTCCACAAGTCATATCCTGAATGGAAGAAGATAGCTAACAGATGTGAGGCAGCAGCTAAACAACGGGGCTATGTCAAGATGTGGACAGGACGTAGGCGTCACTTCGATGTTGTATGGAAGCATAAGGATGCTTTCAATTCAATCATTCAAGGAGGGTGCGCTGAGATTATCTTTGACTCAATGATCCAACTTCATGAGGAAGGATTTGAGATTGTCTCTCAAGTTCACGACTCCTTGTGGATAGAAGTTCCAACTGATTCTTGTGACAGTGACAGAGATAGGATCAGAAAGATAATGGAATGGCCGAAGGAAGAATTCGGAATACCATTCCCTGTCGATGAGAAGAGACTAGCATGATGCTTCAAGTTTTTGGAGGGGCTTGTCTAGGAGCTATCATTGCCATATTCTTATTCTGGAATAAAGGAAAGTAAATGCTTCTAATAGCCTTCGTAATAATCATCATAATAGCAGCAGTAACCAGGGACAAGGACTGGCTTACGGCAGGTCTTAAGATGGTTGCAGTAGTCCTAGCTTGTATAGCTGCCATTGGCCTTGGGATATTTACTCTTTACCTAGTTTTCAGCTAGGAAGAAAGGTCCGAAATGAACAGGGTTGCTTTAGGTATAGCAGTAGTCGTCAGCATATTTGCACTCAGCGCATGTTGGGTGGAAGAATCAACCAATGCTGATCCTGGCTATGTACTTCATAATAGTTTCTCACTCCAGCCAGGAATTGCAGGCTTCGCAACTTCTTGCTTCTATGTCAATTCTAATGTTCAAGATCGCAGGGCACTATGCCGACTTGTCGAAGGAGCCGAAGAGGCGGGACAAACAGGGAATTGGGATGTCAAGTTTGACAGTGGGGATAAACCAGTAGGGGAATCTTGCTACGATCTTTTCTGGGCCGGATGCACAATTGTTGCTCCTAATGGAATGACATACGAAGGATGCTATCCTTATATGTCAGGTGCAACTAAGGTTTACTGGTGTGATTACCGATCATCCCATTGGGTTCTACTGAACACAACCCACAATTCATGGAGTTACGTACTTCATATGTTTTGGGATTGGGGTAATTACGTTTCACTAGGTCCAGTACAGTGTGCTTATGGATTGCTTGGTGCTCTATCACTACAAATGACAGTAGACAATGACTGGCTAGTTAGTTGCTTCGATGGTCCGCTCTGAATAGGAGAGTCATGGAAGATCTAATGTCCGATAGTTTGTGGAGACAAGCTCTCTACTACTATGAAGAACGAGGTAAGATCAAGAGAATCCGATACCCCAGATCAAGGAAAAATAATGCCACTGGCAGAGGGTGACAACGAATGTCAGGCGTGCGGTAGCTACGGACATTCAACCGAAGCGTGTCCGTACGTTCCCTACACGTCACCACCGGCAGAGAGTGACGACGATTAAATGAAACTACTTTCCGTTGATCCCGGAAAGCACAGTGGATGGGCTGCTTGGGAGGTTATCTCAGGCAGCCCTAAGCTATCTAAGATGGGAGTCACAGAAGATGAATCTCACATGCTTGACTTGCTAGTAGCAAACTTGTGGGATGACTTCGATCAGATCGTATACGAGGACTACATAATCCGACCACCGAAAGTTAATAAAGGTTGGGGACACGAATGGAATAGTGCTCCTGCATTGCATATCATAGGAGCCTTGGAACTTTATGCCCGGCTTCACTCAATCAAATTAAAAAGCCAACCCGCTAGTATACTTCCTGTAGGATGCGGATACATCGGCTATTCCTACAGGAAAGGTGTCCACGTTCCCAACAACATATCAGCCATTGCACACGGCGCTTACTGGTTGGTGAAGAACAAGTTGGCACAGCCTCGGGGATTTTCTACTGTTGGGTAAGTCTCTTCAAGGCTTGATCAAAGCTTGCAAGTGGAGAGATATTGAGTATTGCTCCCATCAAACGACGTTCTGATGGTAGAGCACCACCAAAGATACCCTCGTCAATTCCGTTAACATAGGCATCTGCCCAACATTCTTTCCTCACAACACAGCCTCGACATATTGATTTTGAGTGAGCTATGACCCGAGTTTCTTTCAGTGAGGGGAAGTCAACGAACTCGGGATTGTTTCTGCACGCGCCCCGTAAATACCACCTATTCGGCATTGTCCCTTCTATTGGGCTACACAAGCAAGAATTATTACAGTATCGTCTATTGGTTCTCGTTGATGGATTCCAATTGTGGTCGGAGTAAATCCCGGTGGACAAGTTGGTCCCGGCACTCCTTGAATCCCTTGGATTCCCTGCTCTCCCTGAATTCCAGGTTCTCCCTGAATTCCAGGTGGACCAGTCTGTCCATTCTCCCCAGTTAAACCTTGTGGACCTTGTTCTCCTTGTGGACCTTGCAAACCTTGTGGACCAACTTCTCCCGGAATTCCTGGGGGACCGGGATTACCCTGAATTCCATTTGCACCTTGTTCTCCCTGAACCCCAGGAATTCCCTGCACAGGTGGGTTAGTATCTCCTTTCTCCCCTTGCGGGCCAGGGGGACCAATGTTTCCTTGAATTCCTTGTGGACCCTGGATTCCCTGTGGACCTTGAATTCCCTGTGGACCTTGTATTCCGGGAATTCCCTGAGTACCTCTCGGACCATCACTGAACCCAACATAAGATGCAGCTAATAAACCTGCACTAGCGGCTAATGCAAGAGCAGCCACGGATAGGAACGAGGCTAGACCTTTTTCCTTTGGATCAGGGATTAACTCAGGGTGAGCTATGTGAATCTTGTGCAACTCTAATGCATAACTCTCTGCTTCTGTACGTGCAGCATTCAAACTATCGTGACAGTCTACTGCACCTTCACTTCTCGCCTTTCGGATAGAAAGATATGCAGTAATAACTGACCCGATTCCCAGAAGAAAAGCTCCCCATCCCGCCCAATCTATGTTCGATGCAATGAACACTACTTCTCAGCTATCTTACTAACCATTTCTTCTCGGAGCAATGGATAGAGCGAGTTTTCTCTTTCAGTCAAGTGAGTAGGAATACTTGACTTGTACTGAGCATAGTGAGCCGTTGTACCTAGTGGTCCATCAAGACCTAACTTACGAGCTACCGCCTTAGAGAATGGAACCCCAGGTTCAGGTTGACCCGGCGGTCCTAATAGCTTATCAGTTATTGCTCCCATGATCTTTTCTTTTCTGGCTTCTTACTTCTCAGGATTGCCTGAACAATATCCTGCTGTCTACGCAACTCTCCAAGCTGTTGCTGAGGACCAACGTTGTAAAGAGAAAGTCCTAACAACTTACCAATATCAGTCGATTCAACTTTCCCTTGACGGATAGCATTAAGAGGGGTAAGTGAAGGAGGCAGGACGTTCTGACTGATATAAGTAGGAGTGTCTCCCATTGGCGCACCAGTGTCAATCTTCTGACCAGTAGCATACTCAATAGGAGAACGGAGAAGTGGAGTTGTAGAACCTAGAAGCTTACGAGCAGTACCCTCAACTCCACCACTAAAGTATTGTCCAATGTCTGTGAATGGAATAATTGAGGGGTTCCAGTAAGTCTGATTCCGACCAACACCCTCACCTGCAATCCTAACTCCTGCCATTTCACGAAGCCATTTCGGGACTACATTCAACCCATAGATTTGTTCGTCCGAGGGTTGTGCGCCAGTTATGCCCTGTAGGGCACGTAGACCTTTCGGTATGGTAGAAATCTTGCCAGGGTCTAGAGCAAGAGTTTCCAGTTGGAGAGGAATATTCTTCCTCATCCAAGTATAGAATGGTACAACCCTCTTCATAAACCTTCGTTCAAAGGGAGTTAGGTCAGCATAGTCAATGTTGAAATGCCGTACTTTCTCTCCAGCTTTCTTAGCAACAGCCTTCAAATCTACAACATCTTTGACGCCTCCACCTTCCTTTTTGAGGACGTCAATAAAGTGAGCAAGTCGAGTCCAATCTTCTCGATGCTCTGCCATCTGACGGATACGCTCTACGGGGTGAAGTCCTGAAAGACTCTTTGAAGTCTGAGTTGTCTCCACACGGAAGAATCCTGCTTTGCCACCACTCTCAGTAAAGGCATCCATGATTTGCTTAGCATTGAATGTTGCATCACCAATCCTAAGCTTTACTGATTCAGGTGCATATCTCCAAGTCTCTGATCCAGGCCGACCTAGAACCTTGGCGGCTTCCATATATCGAGCAGGATTCTTGACTCCATCCTCAAAATTTAGAAAGACATCACCAGCAAAGTTACGAATGTGGTGACCAGGGTTCAGGGCTGTCATGTTCAACTTCCAAACACCTTGAACCTTATCAAACATTTTCAGCAGATCAGAACCGTAAGCTGGATCATCCATATGCTTAATGGTAGTTTTCAATGAGTCAGCAATAGGCTTCGGAAACCAAGCTTCCGGTGATCCAGTAGTCTTTGTGAAGAATTTGGATTTAACTGGAGCCAAACCCATTTGGTCTGCAAGTTCTCTTGTCTTACCTTGCCCTAGACCCTTAAGAGTCTCTAGACCAGTGACTCCAAATTCCTTCTCAGCAGCATTATAGAATCGTGCCTTGCCCTGATTGCGGTATGAATCAATGATCTTCTGACCAAAGGCTTGAAGAGGATCTCTTTCTGGCTTAAGTCCAGCAGCTTCCGCAGCATCTAGACTATACTTGTCTAGATTGCGATTCGCATTAAAGGCAGCTAGTTCAGATTCTCTCCCAGGAGCAAAGAGTTCTCTAGGAGCCTTCAATTCCTTTAGTCTAGCCTTCTTGAAGGCTGCCTGAGCTTCGGGAGTCCCTCCATTATAGATGTGAGGAACCATGTTCTCTACATAGTCATGTGTGTTACGGAGTCCTAGCTCTTCTTCAAGACCAAAGTTCCAGTCCCTAGCACCTTCAAGTGCTCTCTTGTATTCTTCCAGAGTTCTACCTGTTCCTGCAACTTTATGCATAGGATCAGACAAATCTTTGCCCTTCTCCATTGCATCCATTACAGTCATACGCTCTGATTTTGTCAATCCACCCCATTGATGAAGTACATTGGTATCAATAGCGTCGGGGAACTTAGATACATTCTCACCAATCAAGTCTTTCAATTCCAGAAGGGCTCTATCTCCCTGGAACAGAGAATGTCCCTCAGCAGCACGCATAATGCTATTCAATCCATCGGGATGATTAGCCATAGGACGGAAAGCTTTGTTGATACCCTGAATGTACTTGCTCTTTCCAGCTACCTCAGAAAGTTTAGTACCAATCTTGTATAGATTCTCACTCTCGGCACCAGGGATTGGCTTCCCCATGAACTTCATAATCATCTTCCCACGATTTTCAGCGAGAATTTTATCCTGACGTTTCAGAGCATCCTCATAAATCTGTCCAGCATGAATTTCCTTAGCCTGCTGGAGAGCCTGTCTAGTAGATGGCTTCTCAACAACAAACTGCTTCTCAGGAAGCTGTGCTTGAATCCGCTTTAAAGCTCCGGCTTCACTCTCACCCTCGGAAACTGTGTAGTTCATGATGGAATTTAGACGGGCTTGCTTAGATGCAGCCGTCTCTACATCTGTAACTTTAGTTCCTTGCTCAATAAGATCACGAGCGAGAGCTTTCTTACCAGCGGCAGTTCCAACATCAGCCGCTTTAGCAGCAACCACAGCTTCCTCAGCAGCAGTTTTAGCAGCAGCAGACTTAGTTACTCCCTTTACCAATCCGCCACTAAGATAAGTAGTAGGATCAAGTCCAATATCAAGGCCAAGTCCAGCCAAAGATCTTTGCCACCCACCACTCATACCCATATCTTCTAGGACTTTATCATACGTGGTCTTATCTTGTCCAGAAAATCCCCTCCAAGCAGCTTCAAAAGGATTATCAGGCTTGTCATCAGCGTGTGACGTGAAAGTTCGAGCCACATTTGCAGATGTGTAAAGAGGACGTTGAATTACATCAAAAATACGTCCAAGTACCCCAGGGTCAGGAGTTTTAGGAACTCCAATTCCAGCTTGTTGTCTCTGACGAGACAATTGGTTGGCAAGTCTCATAACCTCGGGAGCAAACCCCTGAGTTTGAACCTGAGGGGAAGTTGCCTGAGAGGCTTGTAAACCTCTTGCTGAGAGTAAGTAGTCTCTAACAGCCACTAACTACCCTTTTCCGTACTTTCCACTGTAAATATCAAACAGAGTAGACATAAAATCTTGATTGCCTGTACCGAACGCTCCATAGTAGCTTTCCACGTCTGGCCTGTTTCGACGAAGAAGGTCCATATTCAAGAATGGAGTAAACCTCTTATTCATTTCATCAACGAAAGCCTGTGACCTATCTCCCTGAATCCTATTCAAAGTAGGACTAGGTTGATTTCTAGAGAAGGACCTGAGTCTATTGAGCATATCGTTGTAACTCTGTTCACTTCTACCAAATGCGGCCTGATATTGTCCTTGACGACGAGCTTCATCTGGATTCGTGATAATGTACTTCTGAAGGTTCTTCAGAGAAGGATTAGACTGAATCTGCCGAAGAAGTTCTCCACGAGGATCTTGTTCAGCTGCAATATCGAGCCTATTCCCTGTAATTCCTCCAAGCATTGTTTGAAGTTGCTCATCAGCAGTTGTCAATGGAGTCATTTTACCTTGTGCTCTATCTGCCTTAGCAGCAGTATTAATAGTAGCGGCATTTGCCCGAGAAGCACCAAGCATATCCATGAACTGCTTAGCTAGTTGTGGCTTTCCAGCCCTCATAGCATAACTCAGAACTCCCTTAACACCTGAAAGCTGATCACCTTTGTCTGATTCAGATTTTGCACGCTTAACAGCATCTTCAAGAGCACGAATTTTGGCAGCCGCAGATTTTCCTGCGGCCTCAGACTGTCTGTTCGATTCTGATTCTTGAATAGCTTGTTGTGCCAAGGCAGTTTTCTGTTGAGAAGCAGCCATTTCAGCTTGTGCTTTGGCAATCATGTTGTTAACTTGATCAGAAAACCTTCCACTCTGAGCTTGCTGCTCTTGTTTTGTACCAGCCATAAGGTCATTCAGAATAGCCTGATGACCAGTACCGAGATTCTGCATACCAGCTAGAGCATTAGCCTTGTTAGTTGCATTCAGAGCAGCTTGTCTCTGAATAGAAGCATTTGCAGCAGCAGCCGCTTCTTGTGCTGCTTCTTTACCAGCAGACAATCCTGCGGTACTACCAGCAATATTAGCAGCGGCTTGTTGCTGTCCAGCCTGAATATCTTTTGCAGCATTTTCGTAAGCTGCACCAGCCCTCATCTGTCCAGCATTATACAGATTTGCAGTTTCTCCCTGCTTTCCCTGCATATATTGAGCCAGTTGACCATAGAGAGTGCTGATTCTATTTTGACCCTCGGCACCATACTGACGAAGCTGATCTAGAGAAGGTCCACCATAAGCATTCTCAGCAGCAGCCCGAGCTAATTTAGAAGCTAAACCACTACCGCCACCACCGCCTGACGGAGTACCAGCATCAATAGCTTGAAGCTCTAGGTTATAGAGAGGGTCATTCTCAATCTCATCTAGATTTAAACCACCCTTGTTCTTTTGAAGGGAGTAAAGACCCTCTCCTAAATCAGCAGGTTTACTGGCATCATAGTCAGCAGCACTAAGTCCAGCACCCCTTTGAGACAGCTTCTTGATTAAACCTTCAAATCCTCCGAATGCCATTACTTGAACCTCGCACCCGGCAGACCTAGTGGATTACCTGATCCTGCAAACTCAGTACGATTCTGTGATTGCATAGCTTGATTCCAAAGTTGAGTAGCATTCAACAATTGGACAGCATTCCAATACTGAGTGGCGTTCCAAAGATCAAGAGCAGATTGATCAGGACCAGCAGCAGGAGCACCCCCACCCCCGCCTCCTTGATTTTGTGCCATAGCTGCATACCATCTTTGTTCGGCAGATTGTCTATCCGCTGCTTGTTGAGTAGCAGCAATTTGAGCAGCAGACTGTTGTTGTGCTAGTTCTTGTCGAGTAGCTTCCTGCATTGCCTGAGTCCGATAATCTTCCAGACCTTGCAAAGCATTGGTGTACTGATTCTCAATACCGGACTGTCCCTGAGAATACTGCTGACCTAAGAACCCTCGACGTTCACCAACGTTCTTTTCCAAACGACCCTGTTCATTCACCCGAATACCAGAGTTGAAGATTCCCTGAGAAGCATACTGATCGTTAATACGACGAGCAGTATCCTTCTGATATTCACCCAGATTGAACAGGTTTGTGTTGTACTGGCTACCAAGTTGTTGTAGTCCAGTATCATGCTGTTGTTGAATCCCAAGCTTCTTGCTTGCGAGATTTGCGATTACTTCAGGAGGAAGAGTTGCCATTTAGATCACCCGTTGAATAGCTTCCTTTTAGCTGCATCACTGTATGGGTATCGACCGTATTGTAACCCGCCGCCTCTTTGTGCTGCTAAAGAAGCTCCGTTGTAGATATTCGCCCCTCGACTCATAATCCCCTGCGGACCACGAGAATCCTGCAACCCCTGTAGGGTTTGCATACGCTTTAAGATGGCTTCTAAAACACCAGTATCAGCAGGCATTAGTTTAGATCGTAAATATAGGTTCCGATAAGAACAGAAGCCACAGCTACACCAGCACTATAACTCATCTGCAATATTCCAGAAGGTTGAACGTCCATCTGCACCATAGATAAAGGAGAATACGCAAAGAATGTTTCTCTCATATTTTGCCTAGGTGCAAAGTCGATCGGAATTTGAGCAATGTTACTCGGTCCAGCAGTATTCGGAGTACACGTAAAGAACCCTCGAATATAAACTGACGTACCAATTCTAGAATACTGACCAATTCTAGTATTCCCCCCAGGACAACTCCAAGGAGGGAGTACCTGCATATTCTTCCATTCACCTGTGGAGAATGAATGAGCATGATCCGCATTGGACTTAAGATTAGAAGCTCCAATATCCTGATCCCCTACAGGAGTAGGAGCAGGCATTTCTCCTTGCCACTGTGGATCCGCAAGGGGTGAATAATAAGGATAAGGGTCACTCATGTTGCTGTCTCGGGTAGTTCTTGCTTCCGCTTGACGTTGACAGTAATACCTTCAATTTCCAAATACTGATCGGAAGGATCCGTGAGTTCAAGATTGAAGGTGCGAAAATATCCTGGACCCTTGATTCTAATCTGTTTGGGAATTGTACTGGGTTGAATTGGAGTAGAAGCTAAGTCTGTTCCATTCACATTCAACTTAGTTGAAGTACCTACTGTTGCTACTGGAGTTTTCTTCGTCCTGATAGAGACTGTGTGAGAACGCTTGTACTCCGAAGGTAAATCAGCATCAATTTCCTTCGTTTTCAGAACAGAAGTGAAGGAAGTAGCATTGGAGATTCCATCATAATAAACTGGATCTTCATCATCAAAGAAGTAGATTCTTCCAGTAGGTTCTCCAAGAGAAATGTAGAGTCCTTCTTTGTTATAGTTCGCAGCGGGTGGTGTCTTTCTACCAATGTAGTTTGAGTAGAAGGAAGCAAACGGGGTGAATGGCAGAGACTCTGAATTGCTGATGTTAGGAACAATCTCAGACCAGGCCCCATTACGAACATTATACATATATATTTTATGAGTAGGAATTCCACCACCGAAGTTGCTGGAATGTCCAACTGTTCTCATAGAAAGGAAGAATCTACCTCTCCAAAACCCTAGGGCATCTGCGTACTTCCTTCTGTGATACGTCGAGGATTCAAGCTGATAAGCTTCCCACCGTCTCTGGAAAACAGGAGCAATAGGTTTTGAGAGTTCTTCTAACTGAGTCAGATCAGTTCTGAAGAGTCCTTCAGAAGATAGGAAGTAGATAAGATCGTTGTATACGTAGTAACAATCCTGATTCTGAACTCCCATATAGAATGGCAGGAACTTCATAACCCAGGAAGCTGGAGGACCGTTAAGATAAAGAACTCGGATTGAGTTCTGGAAGAAGATGACCACTCTATCTCGGTAAGGAAGAATCCCTACGATATTGTCCTTGTTATCTACTGTGAATCCAATGGTGTTTGAACCAGGGTATGAGGCAGCATTCCCAGGATCAGAGAACCAAATGTTTCCAGTGGAGTTCTCGATAGTGAAGTATCTATCCTGGGCCAAAAGACCTGTGTAAGAACTGAGCTTTGTACCCGAAACTGGCCCTGTTAAGGTTGATCCATTCCAAGTATAAAGACCTGTCAGAGTTGGAATGTTGGAGTTACCCTCTCCAAACTGAGAGGATCGGCCACAGGATAGATTAATACTTGCACCCATATTTGTCCAAGTTGAACCACTGTTATTTGTATAGTAGAGAAGTCCTCTACCATGCAATGTACTGTAGCCGTCTGTAACAGTTTGGACAATAATTTGATTCAGGTTGTCTGTAGAATGCTGTCCAATGAACCTTACTGGGAAATTCCCCAGTTGGGTTCCATCATGAACTCGCTTAAACCCTGGACGAGTTTTAATCTGTCCTAGATCACCAATCTCAAAGTTAGTCAGAGTTTGAAGAGTGCGTTCACTAAGAAGTTCTCCAGGGCCACGAAGGTCTAGACCCGAGAAGTTCTTAATCTCGACATCATTGAATCCAGCGGGACGAGCCATCAGTAAGAACTCGCATCTATGTCACGAATAACGGGATAATACTCGTCTGTTCCTTCTTGTGATTGTTCCTGAGAGAGTGCAATTGCGTTGTTATACTCCGTTGACTTGACCTGACTTGCCTGAAAATCCTCCACTTGTTCATGGCCTCTGGCGACCATACGAATCACAATGTCCTCATGCATAGATAGAGGAATTTCAGGAACGTCAGTGTCACTAACAAGAGCAGCAGGTGTACGAGAGTAGTATACCTTTAATCCTCCAGTAGAAGAACTTGAAGGAATTGGATAAAGATAAATCTGATTCCCCTCACGATGATAATGATCGGGGACTCCTGAAGTCTGAGAGGAATCCTTGCCAGGATCAAATAGATCAATCTCTTGCCAAGTAGTCTTGTAGAGCTTGTTTCCGTTATAAGTAGCCCGCTGAATCTCAATGAAATCTATTGGAAGAGGATAGAATTCCGTACCACCTATCACATTGATTACAGAT